GATCATGTGCGTGCCATGGCTAAAGCCCGTGAGAAATACACAGATGAAATTAATAGATTGCGTACATTTTGGGAAGTACCTGATAAAGCCAACGGATATACCTGGGCTGATTGGTTAAACATTGCATTAGAAGATATTTTAGTTATTGATGCTTGGGCTATTTACCCACAAGCAACAGTAGGCGGAGATCTATTTGGCTTTCAGATCTTAGATGGATCAACTATTAAGCCATTAATTGATGACCGTGGTATGCGCCCAATGCCACCTAATGCGGCTTTCCAACAGATCCTTTATGGTTTTCCTAGATCTGAATTTACAGCAACTGAGGAAGATCCAAAGGCAGATGGTGAATTTACTGCTGATCAATTGGCTTATTGTGTGCGTAATCGCCGTTCTATTTCTGTATATGGATTTAGCCCAACAGAGCGAGCGTTACCGCTAGCGGATATTTACCTACGCCGTCAGCAATGGCTACGGGCTGAGTACACAGATGGTGTATTGCCTGATCTTATGTTTACAACTGATGAAGATTGGGGAACTAACCCTGATCTATTGCGTGCCTATGAAAACATTTTAAATGATGACCTTGCAGGACAGACTGAACAGCGTAAGCGTGCAAGATTGCTACCTAAAGGCTTATCTCCAATTGTTAATGAAGGCTATGGCGAGAAATTTAAAGACACGCTTGATGATTATTTAATTACTAGCATCTGCGGACACTACGGCGTACAACCTGCTGAGATTGGCTTTGCACCAAAAGGCGGATTAGGCGGAGGCGGATTTGAAGAAGGCCGCGCTCAGAACGCTGAGGCTATTGGTATTCAACCATTGGCTAACTGGATCTCAAAAATGGTCACAAACCTTTCTTACACATATCTAGGTATGCCAAGAGAATTAGAATTTAAATTGATGACATCACAGCGTTTGGACAATGAGGAAAACGCACGCAAATCACAGATTGAAATTACTAGCGGAGGTAAAACAATCAATGAGCGCAGATCAGAATTGGGATTGCCATTGCTTGATACCCCACAAGCAGATATGCCGTTGCTTGTATCGGGATCAAGCGTGTATTTGTTCTCACCTGAAGGAATCATCAACGCATCAACAGTTGCATCTGCTCCTACTCTTGAAGGGCCTGACGCAACACCAACAGAGCCAACCACTTTTAATCCGCTTAATCAGAAACCTGAACAGGAAGCGACACCTGAACAAGAGGCAGAGGCTGATGAAGAAACTCAAAGAGAACAAGCGGCTGAAGTAAAAGCATTTATGAAATGGGCCAACAAAGGCAAGCGTGCAAGACTGTTTGAGTTTAAAAGCCTAGATCCAATTGTGGGAGATGCACTGAATCGCTGTGCCTTTGATGGTGATTTAGAAACTGCTAGGGCGCTCGCTAAGGCTTATCTAACATGATTGAAGGCGCTCTAGAGGCAGATGGGCGCATAGCGGCAAAGAACGCAACCAAGATCAGAGCGGCTCTCATGGAAATGGCCGATTACAAAAAGATCTTTTTGCAGTATCAGGAAACGCAACCGATCTCTACAAAAAACAAAGCACAAGATAACTCCCGCGCTCGCGCCTGGGCAATTATGAATGTACGGCTACGCACAGAAGCCCTAGCATCTACATTGTGGCGAACCTGGGCAGAGGCTTATGTCTTGGGTGAAGCGGCGGCAGATGAATGGATAAAGAAAACAATCCAGGCTAACAAAGCGGCTGATGATGGCTACATTGATTGGCGTAACTGGCAACCAGGCGATAGAGCCACAGCATTAATGTTGCGTAGGCCAGGAGCGTTTCAAAGATTATTAGATCAAACTAATGTGACTATTAAAGGCATGGACAGAACAAGCCTTGCAGATATAGGCAACGCATTGGCTACCACAATAGAACTTGGATTAGATGCAGAACGCGCCTCAATTCTTATAGGCAAGCATGTGGCTAGCGCATCAAGAGCATTAACTATTGCAATCACGGAACAGAACAGAGCCATGTCTGCGGCCACAATTCAACGCTATAAAGATGCTGATTTACAAAAGATGGAATGGCATGTGTCAGATCCATGCGATAAATGCGCTCAAAATGCAGGTGCAGTAGTTCCTATTGGTACATCATTTCCTACTGGGGCAACACAACCACCGCAACACCCACACTGCCGTTGCGTATTATTGCCAATAATTCCAGGAATGAATGAAGATGAAATAGCCCCAACTGGTACAACACTTGTAACTCCGCCAACACCTACTGTTGTTCCAACTCCTACTGTTACTCCAGCACCTACAGTTGCCCCTGTATCCGTTAATCCAGCATTTGCAATCTATGATGAATTAGATAGCCGCCCATTTATACCTGGCAAGTGGGAGATAGTTCCAAGAGAAGCAATGAGAGAAGTAGAACTATCAAACATCATACGCTCACGAACCAGTCCAATAGACAGAGCAAGAGCGGCTGTTATTTATGATATTCACGCAAAGAAAATGGATCGGGATTTTGTAGCCAAAGGTGTTGTTTACAAAAACGGTCCAATAGAAGTGCAATTTGGTGGCGTAGGCCTTGCAATCAAGGAAGAAATCCGTCAAAAAGTAATTGATGAAGTAGAGAAATTACAATTGAGTAATCCTAAAGATCGTGCCGTAGTCCACATCACTAAAGACAGTAAAAACAAATACGGTTGGGCATACTTAGGCCAAGAAGATCTATGGATTGTTCCTAAAATTGTTAAAGATACAGAGTTAAAAGTAAGCGGTGCAGGCGGGTTTAAGATGCCAGTAACCGCAACTACTACGCAATTTGAATATACATTAAGCCACGAATGGGGTCATTTAGTTGATAATTTAGCCCAAGGTTCTATATCAAGACAGGCTGAAAGAACAACCCAAGTAATTGCTAAGGTTAAAAAAGAATTTCCTGATGCCTTTAAGAGCCGATATTCAGGAGAAAACACTAAAGAATTCTATGCTGAAATGTTTACTGAGTATTACAGGACTGCTGGACAGACTAACAATAAATTAGTTCAGGCTATGGCTACTGAATTTGGCTGGAAAGTTCCTGGCGGGGTAGTACAACCTAAACCTGTTCCTGTGCCTACTCCAGTAGAACCTCCTAAACCTAAAAAGGTTGTGGCTAAATACAGCAATCAAGAAGAATTTGATAAACAAGAGTTGCTCAAAATTATTGACATTAAAGAAAATCAAATGGGTGTGGTCACCATTTATGACGGCGCTACACAACAATACATAGAGGCTTTTAAATACACTGGAGATGACCGTTTGAAGGCTATATTACAAGCGCAAGGCTTTACTGCTAAACCTACCGTTTTAAGTGCTGATGATTTTGCCGTATTAGAACAATTGAAAACACCAATTATTTACCGTGGACTAACTGCTAGTTCAACTAAATCTGTTGATCAAATGATTAAAGAATTTAAAGACGGAGAAATGTATGTAGGTACGGGCGTTGCTGGAAATGGTGTTTATGCGGGAACTGATCTAAACTATGTAATCAAATATGCAGGAGATAATCCTGACAATGTAATGACTATGGCTTTATCTCCAACAGCCAAAACAATAGATATGGAAGAAGCAAAAAGGCAAGCCAAGGCGGCAAGTGCCGCTTTTTATGACAAAGCATTTAAACGCCAAGCAAGCCCTGGTTCACTTTCAACCCCTGAAATGCAAAAGTTTGTAGATAGTTTTGGTGATATAACTGAAGAACAAGCAAGGCAACTGGGTATCTTATTTAGAGATCCAGGCCGTTATGCCGCAGTTAATGGGTATGACGCAATCAAACATGTAGATGAAGATGGCGGCATCTATGTAATCCTAAACAGAGGGGCAGTGAGGGTAAAAGAATGATTACAGATCATGTAATAAGCATAAAATGGGCAACAGCAATTAACAGTTTTAAAGTAAACAAGATAGAAGATGCTGAGGTTCTTGATCAATTTAGAGATTGGTACACAAAGGCATCATCAATTGATGAAGTACCGCAACCATATAGAAACTGGGTATTGACAGGCTTGCCTGCTAAATACACAAAACAGACACCAATAAAGGAGGCGTAATTAATGAATGATAAAGAAGAAAGTTGCGATCCAGTAGATTTTATAGATCCAAAGGAAGCGACATTACAGGAACTTTATTACTTGGCTGAAAGAGGGGTAGCAGAAGCCAAGGAAATGGTGAAGCAATATGACAAAGAGGTTGATGCAGAATTACAACGCGCAGAGAAACAAATTGATACAGTTAGCGCTAAGGCTTTAACCGTTGAATGGATAGAGGACTAATGACCAACTTAACTACCTCATTTTTTAGTATTGAAAAAGCAGATCGTAATGCTGATGGCACTATGACTGTTTATGGAAAAGCAACTGATGACTCACTAGACATTGATCAACAGATCTGTGACAAAGATTGGTTAGATCGCGCAATGCCACACTGGTTTAAATCAGGCGGCAACATCAGAGAGCAACACAGCAATATTGCGGCTGGCGTTGCTAAAGAATATGAGGCTAAAACTGACGGTCATTACATCACCGCCCTGGTAGTAGATCCAGTTTCTGTTAAGAAAGTGGACTCAGGAGTTCTTAAAGGTTTCTCTATTGGAATTAAAAACCCACGCGTAGTCCGCGATCACAAAGCGGCTAATGGTCGGATTGTAGATGGACAGATTGTTGAAGTTTCCCTGGTAGATCGCCCTGCAAACCCTAACTGCCAATTGGTTTTGGCTAAGTCTGCATCAGGAGATGAAACCGTAATCCAGGTGGAAGAATTACATGAAACTTCAGTAATTCAGAAAAATAATCTAATACAATCTGAGAATAAATCAGAGAAAGAAAGTGACTCAATGGAAAAAACAATTATCTCAATACCTAAGTCCATTGTGGGCGATCTTCTAAAGTTTGATAAGACTCAATTTGAAGCGGCCCGCGAAGCACTTGCTAATTTAATTTCTGTTGAAGCACAAGAAATGAAACAAGGCAGTAACGAAATTGGATCTATTTCACATCTATTAGAAGCAGTAGCACACCTTGCCGCTTGGTATGAAGGCGAGAAAGCAGAGGGAGAAGTAATGGAAGAAACAGAAATTGAATTGTCTAGTAAAGCAGATGATAAAGAAATGATGCCCGCTAAAGGTGAAACTAAAGATGCCTTTATGAAGCGTTGCAAAGAAGCAGGAAAATCTGATGAATATGGAATGAAATGTTGGGATAAATACATGAGCAAATCTGATGCCGCAGAAGATATGACACCAACTGCTGAAACTGGAGCAAACTTAGACACAGCAACAATTGTTCCTCCATCTGATGCACCTAAATCTGCTGAGGTTGGTGGATTAGAAGTTGCAGACACAGTTGCAGAAGAAACAGCGACAGAAGAAGCACCTGCTGAAGAAGCAAAAGAAGTTTCTGCTGATGAAAACTCCGCAGATAAGATAGAAGCCATAGTAGAAGAAGTGGTAGAAAAAGCAACAAAGGCTCTCAAATCAGAGATTGCAAACCTTGTGTCCGCAAAAGAGGCGGCTGAGGTAAGAGCAATGAATTTGGAAACTGAGTTGGCAACCGCTAAATCTTTGGCAATTGGCGGTGGACCAAAGCGCACTGCAAATCCAGTTGATGTGAAAGCAACATCTGATTTGCTAACTAAGGCCGCCGTTTATAGAGCGAAAGCACAAGCAACAACTGACCCAGTTCTTGCTAAGGGATATAAGCAACTTGCTGAAGAATTTTTAGGCAAGTATGACGAAACTCTTAATAAGTAACTAAATATCTCTGAAAGGATAACAATGGCACTGAACGCTCCAAAGGTCGCAGACCTTTTTAGTGATGCTAGTCCAAAGGAAGCCGCAGAACGCTTTGAAGAATTCTCTAGTGAATTAACTAAGAGTCTTTCAAGAGCAACTACTGTTCCTGGACAAGCACCAGCCGCAGATCCACTATCAGCAATGGAAGCACTTGTTTCTAACAAGTCACTTTCTGCTGAAGCATCTGCTGGATTGAATTCAGCATTAGCCGCGCAACGCGTAGCAATGCAAGACATTCAAAAAGAAATCACACTTACTACTCCGCTTAGCACATCTTTTGCGGCATTTGACTTAGAAGCACCTGCTAAGTTACTAACACCTCGCCCAACTCCACTACGCAACAGAATCCCACGCAAAAAAGGCGTTGGTACTTCTCACCGTGTAAAGAGAATCTTGGGTTACACAGGTACTGGTACTGGTGGACAAGGAAACATTTGGCCTGGTATTACTGAAACCACCCAAAATAACTTTGCACCTGGTGCGGCCAACCCTCTATATCTAGAGCGCGGTCCTCAGATCTCCTACACAGCAGATGATCTGATCTTGCCTTACAACTCATACTCACTATCTGATCAGGTATCTTTTGATGCTAATTTCTCAGGTCTTGGATATGAAGATCTACGCCAGTTGTCATCAACTTCTACTCTATACGCAACAATGCTTATGGAAGAACGCATGATGCTTATGGCACGCGGAACAGCGTCAGGGTACTCAGGTACTATTGCCGCTCCTACATTTACTAAAGCATCTCCTGCGGCTGTTACTGGCCAAACAGGATTTGCGGCTGGTGACGCTGGTACTTATTACATTGCAGTTACATCTGATGCTGGTATTTCAGGTAACGGCTTTGGTGAGTCCATTATCAGCGCAGTAGTTTCAGAAGCAGTTGCATCAGGTGATGTTCTAACTGTTACTGTTTCTACCGCAGTAGTAGGCGCACTTGGTTACAACATTTATGTAGGTATTACCAATGATGCAAACGCATTGAGATACCAAGGAACTCTAAAAGGAACTGGAACATTTACAATCCAGGGAGTTGGAACAACTGGCCTAACTGGTAACAACGCGGCCTACTCCACTTCAGGCGCACTATCTTCACGCGCCGCAACAAATACCTCTGCATACGCAACAGGTTATGACGGAATCCTTCCAACAGTTCTAGGTCCAAACACAGGTTACAACAACGCAATCAACAGCACATTCTCAACCTCTAATCCAGGCGCTGAGTTCCAAACTGTTTTTGCTAACTTGTACCAAAATGTTAAGGCTGATCCTGACATGGTTCTTATGAACGGAAATGATCGTAAACAACTTTCTGATGCGATCAAGTCAGGCTCAACTGCTAACTACCGTTTGGTAATTAACCAACCAGGTGAGAGTGGAACTACATACGGTTCTATTGTTACTGGTTTGCAGAACGAAGTAACAGGAAAAGCAGTGGACATCATGGTTCACCCATGGTTGAACTCAGGCGTAGCCCCAGTTCTATCATTCACTTTGCCAATTCCTGATACACAAGTTTCTGATGTTTGGGCGAACTTCTTAGTACAGGATTACATGGGTATCCAATGGCCTGTAACTCAGTTCACTTATGACTTCTCAACTTACTTCCGTGGAACATTCTTCTGTACCGCTCCTGCATGGAACGGCGCAGTTTCAGGTATCGTTTCAGCGTAAGTTACAACTAAATAAAGAAAGGGTGTGTCCTCCGAAAAGGCGCACCCTTTCTCTTTAAAAGGAGGCAGGCATGTCTAGATTTGTAGCACCTGACAGGGGTGTAAAAGAAACTGTAATTGGTGGCAAAAGTTATTACACAGACCGCCAAGGAATTTATCATGTAGAAAACAAGGCGCATCAAAAAGCAATGAAGGCTGAAGGTTTTTTTGAGGCATCATTAAATCCAATTTCTGCTGAGGACCGCAAACGCGGATTTACTTGCGTAGAATGTGGCTTTGATGGTTGGTTTAGAAAATGTGGCCGTTGCGGACATGAAAGTTCTACGCCACAGCGAGATGGAGAATAACAAATGGCCGTAGGCATAACCCCCGATACCTTCAGAGAAAACGCATATATTTCTGTAACGGAATACAAGAACGCGCCTACATCTTTGCCTTTAAGCACCCTAGTTGTAAACGGTAATCAACAAGCACAAGATGCGGAATTAGCAAATGTAATTTTGCGTGCATCTTCATACATGAATGAATATTTAAATCAGAATTTAGTAGCAGATCAGTACACAGAAACACAAAGAATCAGATACTCAGCATCAAGCGGGTATTACGCATTGCACCCAAACAACTCACCAATTATTTCTTTATCTTCTTTTGAATATGGACAGAATCCCAATCAGTTATTTGCCATCTCAGATTGTTCTAAATGCTGGTTTGAGGGCCAACAAATCATTGTTCCTAGCCCGCTTATAGGCTTTAACATCAGTTCCCAAGGCCCATTGGCCTTTGGAGGGGTGTCACCTACGGGTTGGACCTTTACCAAGTACACCTATGTAGCAGGCTATGTAAACACCTTCCTAGCCTCAAATTCAGCCATTGGAGCAACCTCCATAGTGGTAGATAACCCAGTAGGCATTATCCCAGGACAAAAATACAGAATTATTGATACTTACAAGAATGAATGGGTCACAGTTAGCCCTAACTACACCTACGGAAACTCAACCGTGACTCTGACTAGCCCATTAGTTTTTGCACATGATGCTGATGCAGTGTTTAGCAATCTACCAAATGTTTTAAAAGAGGCTTGTGTATTAATTACATCTGCCTTTATCAAGATGCGTGGTACAGGATCTACAACTATGCAATATACAACTACTCCTGCTAGCAACACGCCTAACACAGAACGCTTTGGCAATGAGATTGCTTTGGCTTTGGATATGGTGAACAAGTACCGCAGGATTAGATAATGACTACTCTTACAGGTCGCAGTGCGGTCCGCGCTACATTGTCAGAATTTATAGCCAACCCACCTATTGAAAATGTAAATCAGGTATTTACTTCCTTTCCTAAGATTATTAACTATGAGGTAAATGCACAGGCTGGTCAGATGACCCGCAGTGCAGTAGTAGTTTTTATTGCTGATGAATATGAAAACCGTTTGGCTATTGGCGGCGCAACTAACGGTTGGAAGCGTATTGATTACACCGTAATTCTTCAGATCTTTTGCGTTTCATTTCATAGAGATAGCCTTTTGGTTATGTCTGATTTTGACAATGTTGTAGATAACATTAAAGAGCGCCTCAGATCAGATCATAACTTTGGCGATACTTCAGGCAATCTTGTATGGCAAGGCGCTGAACCAGTTATACAAGCCCGCTACGGTGAACCTAGCACTGAGAAAGATGGCCTTACGGAAATCTTTGCTGAGATACAATTCCCCGTAACACAGATGATCCAAGCATAAGGAGCATGATGAAATATAAGTACAATGGAACAGATGAACGCGTGTTCCCTAGTGTTGGGATCACTGTAAAACCTGGTGATGAATTTGAAGCACCTGAAGGATTTGTTGCAAAAGATGTAACGCCTGCTGGAGCAAAACCTGCGTTTACAAAAGAATCTGAAACAACAAAAGTGTCTGTAACAACAGACAAGAAATTAGGAGAGTAACCAAATGGCCGTGCAACAATCCGTTAGGTCGTACCTTGGTATTGCTAAAGAAGCAACCAAAGGTACTGCCGTAGCACCAACCGATTTTATCCCAGTATCTAAGGACTCATTAAAACCCGTAGATATTATTGACCCATTATTTGATCAAGGTTTGCGTGGATCAAATGTATTGAATTACAACTACATTCCAGGCCGTACCCGTTCAACAGTTGATTATGGTGGCGCAGTATTTGCTGACACCGTTGGATATGGAATTGCAGGATTACTTGGCTCAGTTGCAACATCAGGCGCATCTGCTCCATTTACCCACACAATTTCTTTATTCAACAGCCTTACTTCTAATGTTGATGTACAGCCAATCTCTTACACATTGACAGATTTCTACGCTGTTGATGTGCGCTCATATCCTGGTTGCCAATTCTCTGATTTCTCATTGAAATTTAACGCAGATGGCATGTTGGAATATGACAGCAAGGCAACAGGTTTTGCCTCTGAATTAGTTTCAGATCCATCACCTTCATTCTCAACAGTCCTACCTACTCCAGTATGGCGCGGTACTGTTTCAATTGGTGGCTCTGCGGTAAGCACTGCAATGTCAGGAAACATTGACATGAAGCGCCCTGTAACTCCAATTTACGGTATCTCAAATACCCAAGATCCATACCAGGTATTTCTTGGACCATTAGAGGTAACTGGCAAAGTTACATTTGTTATGGAAGATGACAGCCAATTACTCAACTTCTTAAACAACAGCCAACCTGCAATTGTCCTTAACTGGGCTTATGGTGCAGGCGCGTCAGCAGTACAAATCCAAGCAACAATTACTAAGGGTGCATACACAGCCGCAGTGATTGAGCGCGGAGAGGATTTTGTACAGGTAACTATTGATCTAAATGGTCAATCAAATACTACTGATGCTGGTTCTTCAGGCGGTTTCTCACCTATTAAATGGGTGTTGCAGAACGCTAAACCATCAGGCACATACGCATAAATAAATCCTAGAGTAAGCGGTGCGGTTGTAGGGCGATTGCCTTCCCGCTCTCCCGCCCGCTTACTCCTTCAAGTATGATTGTAGGAAGGCTATTTAACCAGGAGGCATAATGTCAGAGGCAAAGAAAATCACACTACCATCAGGCGCAACCGTAACTTTGCGTGATGGAAATACGATCCGATACAAGGACCGTAAAATGCTGTACAAAACAGTTGATCAAGAAACAGATAGCGAACTAGGCAAAGCACTAGCCATGACTGAAACATTAATTCAGATGCTAGTTGTTGAGTGGAGTTTTGATCTACCAATACCAATGATTAAGAAAGACAGTTTAGAAGAATTATCCATTGCTGATTTTGATGCTCTAGTTGAAAAGACAAAGGAAATTCAGAAAGCGCTATTCCCTAGCCTTTCAGATACTCCTGAGAATGAGGCAAACCCAAAAGCGATTATCGCCAACTCCAACGGTTAAAATGGCTGTTAGAGGGTGGCGAGCGCCATGAGGCGTTTGACTTTCCTGATGAACAATGGAACTACTATTTCATGGCAGACAAGTTTGGTTGGACACCTGAACAGGTAGATAACCTTCCTGCTGGAACGGTAGATTGGTTGTTAGCAATAGCAACAGTTGTTGAACAGGTGAAGGCTGAAAGGTTAAAGGATTAATGGCTGGTGGCGCTTTTGTATTTAAGAATCTTGATGAAGTCCTAAAAGATTTTAAAGTCACGGGCCAAGCAATTGAGCAAGGCGTTCAAATTGGAATCATGCGGGCTGGTCTAGCCGTAGAACGCCAGGCTAAATTAAATTTTCAAGGCACAAGATCTTATGAGAAAAAAGTAAGTAAAAAGACTGGCAATGCCTGGTTGAGAATTACACCACCCCGCCATGTTGGTGGCAGTGGACCAAATACAGTCACTGGTAATTTAAAAAGATCCATACATACAACTACCCGTACAGGATTTGGAACTTATATTGCAGAGATCAGCGCATCTATGGTTTATGCCCGCGCTGTTGAGCAAGGCTTACGGCAGAATCCAAGTGTAAAATATCCATACTTAGAACCTGCCGCTCTAATGTTAATTAGAAACGGTACAGTTCAGCGTGTATTTGTAACTGCTATTAAAGAGAAATTGAGGGGATAAAGTGGCAACAATTGACCCCCTAGTAATTAAATTACAAGCAGATGTCAATGATTTGAAGGCTGGTCTAGCCCAGGCTACAAATGCAATTAAAGGTGTAGATGACAGTGTGAAAACTGCATCAACAGGCATGTCTAGTTTTATTACAAAGATCAAACAAGTAGGCGCAACCATGGGTGTTGCATTTGCTGGTACAGCAATAGTTAAGTTTGGTAAAGACACCATATTGGCGGCAAGCAATATGAATGAATCTTTATCTAAGATGAATGTAGTCTTTGGTGAAAACGCACAGGCTGTTGAAAAATGGGCAAATACATCTGCTGAGGCTATGGGTTTATCAAAACAAAAAACCATTGAAGCGGCTGGTACTTACGGAAACTTATTCCAAGCATTTGGTATTGGTCAAGATAGCGCTACAAAGATGTCCACTAGCCTTGTGCAATTGGCATCTGACATGGCCTCTTTCAACAACACATCTGTTGATGATGCGTTACTAGCATTACGCTCAGGTCTATCAGGTGAAACAGAACCATTAAAGAAATTTGGTATTGCTTTATCTGAGGTTAGATTAAAAGAAGAAGCGCTAAGTATGGGTCTGATCAAGACTACAAGCGGTGTATTACCTCCTGCAATCAAGGCACAAGCGGCTTTCTCATTGGCTATGAAAGACTCAGCATTAGCACAAGGTGACTTTGCAAGAACTGCTGATGGCACTGCAAACACTATGAAGATATTGCAAGCCAAAATGGAGAACGCTAAAGCCGCATTGGGTGCTGGATTACTACCTGTGTTTCAAGGTTTATTGTTAGTTTTAAAACCTATTATTAGTGGCTTAGAAAAGTTTGGTAATTTTCTTTCTAAAAATAAAGATGATGTAAAAGTATTTGTTATTGCCATAGCCACTTTTACCGCCGTTTGGGGTGCTTACACCATTGCTGTTAATGCGGCCAAGATTGCACAAGCGGCATTTAACGCTGTATTAAAAGTTAATCCTATGGTGGCTATTGCTACCGCTATTGGTTTAGTAGCCGTAGGTTTAGTTAGATTATTTAAATCCAATGAAGCGTTTAGAAATGCTGTGATTGCTACTGGCAAAGCAGGCTTAATGGCGTTTGCATCTATTGTGCCTATGATCGGTAAAGTATTTGAAGGCATTATGAAAGTAGCAACAGGTCCATTGCGTGCCTTGTTGTCTGCTCTTTCACATCTTCCTGGTGTGGGTAAATACGCCAAGGCTGGCCTAGATGTTATGAACAAAGGGCTAAATGGCATATCTGATTTTGCTGACGGAGCGGCTAGAAAGGCTAAAGAACTAGCCTCTAATTTAGATAAATTAGGTAAAGAGGCTGACAAATCTGCCAAGAAAGTTGATACAGCAGTTAAAGGTACAACCACTGGCGGCGCAAGCAAAGGCGGCGGAATAAGCGCGGCTGATAAAAAGAAAATTGATGGGTATATGAAAGATGTAAAAGAAATTTATGCCCAAATGAATGAGGTAACTGCTGAGGCGGCTGAGAAAAAGGCTGAAGAATTAAAAGATTACCAAGACAAACAATTTGAATTACACAAGCGTTATGATGAACGCGTATTAGATATTACTAAGTCTTACAATAAAAAAATTGTAGAGATAGAAAAAGAAAAACAAGAAAGAATTACAGATCTGCAAAAAGTTGCCGCAGAAAAAAGATCTGATTTAGTCAAGTCTGCCGCAGAAAAAGAACGCTCTATTCTGCAACAATCTATTGACCGTTTACGCTCAGCCTTTGCATCTAAGACATCATTCAATTTAACTGAGGCTTTTGGAACAGGATCTACTGCTACTGGTTTAATTACTAAACTAAAAGAAAGTTTAACTGGCGCTAAAAAATTACAAGAAAACGCCGCAGATCTTGCTGGTAAAGGTTATAGCCAAGTATTTATTGAAGAAGTAGTTAAGAACGGTCCTGAGATTGGCAACAAAATTGCTGAGGCTCTCAAAGCCGCAGGCCCTGAAGCAACTAAAGAATTACAAGATCTTTGGAGCGCAGTAGATACAACATCAAGAACTGGATTAGATGCACTAGCGGCAACTATGAACGCTGGCGGAAAATTGGCCACTGATGAATTACGCACCGCTTATTCACAGGTGGCAATAGATCTCAAAAACTCTTTAGCGGAAGTAGATGCTGAATTATTACAAAGCATGGCAGAGGCTAATAAGGCTTACTCAGAAGCCATGACTGAAGCAAAGATAGTCAGAGATGAAGCACTTGCTGAAGCACAAAAAGATTTAACTGATGCTTTATTAAAGGCTCAGAAAGAATATGAAAAGGCGATTGATGAAATCAACAAGGCCACACAAAAGAAGTTAGATGATTTACAGGCTAAGTTAAGAGAAACTATGGCATTAATTGCGGCTATAAGCGCGGCACAAGCGGCGGCGGCATCTATGGCTAGTGCTACTGTTTCTCCTTATGTGACTAGCGGACCATTTAATGCAAACGGTGGCGTTGGCAATACTCCTTATGGTCCATCAAGTTCAGTAACAGTAAACAATCAATTTAATTCAACTACGCCACCTAATCCAAATACAGTGAGCCAAGCGGCAGTAAGTGGTATTAAATATGGAGCGGCAATTGTTCCTACATCTAATTTTACTTATGGCGCTGGCAATCCTAAATCTCCAGTTGTTGTAGCGCCTAAACCTTCATCTACATTTACCTACGGATCAGGCAATCCTCTATACGGAATGAAAACTAAATAATGACAGTCTTAACACAGGTATATTCCTTTTCATTTAATGGTTTAACTTTTGGAGGCGCTAATTCCCCCTATCAAATACTTAGCGTAGATGGCTTAGAAAGTCTGCCAGGTATCCGTAATCAAGATGATAACCGTGGATATGCAGATGGCATGTTTACAGGTAGAGATTTCTTGGCTGGCCGTAATGTAACTATTTTGTTTAACACTTTTGGAGAAGGCAATAACTCTGCTCAGACAAATTTAAACACAATTCAGTCCACTTTATTACCTCAACAGCAAGGCACTACTCCTTTATATTTTAAATTGCCTTCTCAGGTAGTACAAGAACAATTTATTGATGCCCGTGTGCGTCAATTTAATACAAGCATTGACCCTAACTACACTTATGGATACATTACAAGCCAAGTTCAATTCTTTTGTCCTGATCCTAACTATTACAACAACAACTTGCAGACAGCCACACTTGCCTATTTGCCTCCTACTGGCCGTACCTATAACCGCATTTACAACCTTGTTTATGACCCTTCTACTGCGGTTATTACTACTACCGTAAACAATGTGGGTTGGGCTACTACCTATCCAACTATCACTTTGGTTGGTCCTATCATTGATCCAATACTAGGAAATTTAACAACTGGTGATTCATTAGAATTTAACTGCACATTGACTGGTGCGGACACTCTTGTAGTAGATCTTTACAATAAACTAATCACACTTAATGGTAATCCTGCCCGTAATTTATTGGCATCAGGAACTTGGTTTGCCGCTCCCCCAGGTAACTCCATATTCACATTGACTGGTGATGCTGGAAGCACCGTGATTAACCAAACTCAGGCTACTATTACCTGGTATTCCGCTTACATTTAGGAGAGAAATGACATTACATACCCCACCAAGTTGGTTGCAAAACGGATCTCACCCTGCGGAAAATGACCGTCTAACTACACAAGCATTGTGGGCAACTACTGGAATTATTAATACTTCCTCTTTGGCGGTAACTGCAAATTCTCCTGTAAACATGTCTGTAAATGTGGCTAGTGGTTGGGCCGCTATTGTTGGTACTACTCAGCCAAACATGGGTACTTATGTTGCTTACAATGACGCAACCGTAAATTTACCAATTACTACCGCTAACCCTACACACCCACGCATTGATCTTGTGTGTATGACCGTAAATGATTCTTATTATTCAGGTGCTTCAGATAATGTTATTTTGCAAGTTGTTGCTGGAACTGCAATTGCATCTCCAGTACCACCTGCAACTCCTGCTAACTCAATTGCTTTAGCAGAGGTAACAGTACCTGCTGGCGCTCTTTCTATATCAAGCGGTGATATTTCAGATGAAAGAGTTGAAACCACAACCAATGTTCCAGTAACAGGTGACATTACAGGTGTTACAGCAGGCACGGGATTAAGCGGTGGTGGTACAAGCGGTACTGTAACTCTTTCAATTAATACATCAGTAACGGCTGATTTAACAACTGCGCAAACACTTACAAATAAATCATTAACATCACCAAGAATAAATCTTGGAATTACAACAGATACAACTACGGCATTTACTCCTGCTATTGGAGATAATGGAAAACTTGTAACTTTAAGTAATGCTGGCTCAATAACTGTAACTATTCCTCCATTTAGTAGCGTGGCTTATCCAGTAGGCGCACAATTA